TTATTTCTCAAGACTTTCCGGATCAAGAACCCTGCTGAGGACGTTGTCCAGGTCTGCGGCAGTCTGCACATCCTCGCCATGAATAAGATGCGCGTAGATCCCGAACGTGTCCATCTGGCGGGAGTGGCCAACCAAGGGCTTGACTTGTCCCTCTGGCAGCGTTTTTGCCAGTGATACGAACGTATGTCGGAGATTATACGGCGGAACATAGTGCAGTCCGTTGGCCTCGCAGTAGCGCCGCCAATATTTTCTATAGGTGTCCTCACAGGAGATGCCAAACACGCTCTCCTGCCCGCCTGTCAGCTTTTTCTGTGCCTGCAGAATAGCGGCTGCACTATCGGTGAGTGCAAAGGCGCGCACAGCGTTGTCGTTCTTGCCGCGGGTTTCCTCGCCACGGGTGTTTATAGCTCGCCGGATCTTCACCCGGCCACCCTTAACGTCCTTCCAGCTCAGTCCGATCAGCTCGCCCGGACGAAGGCCAGTCACAACGCTAAACCTGTACGCATTGACATAAGGATCCTCGATCAGTTTGCCGTCTAGGATCGTAGTGTCCACCTCAAAAAGTGTACGCAGATCCTCCGGCTGCAATATTTCTTTTTCCTTGGAGCGTGCACCCTTTGGCACATGCAGTTCTTCCGGCCGCAGAGTGGACATTTTGCTCAGGCGCAGCCATTTGCAGAACATGGTCAAATCCGTGCACATGTTGGAAAGGTATTTTTTGCTCAGTCCTCCTGCAAATCCTTTGTTGATGATGGCTTGCAGCTGTTGTTCCGTCAGGTCTCCCACACGCCTCCGGCCAATGACTGGACGCACCCAGACGTTCCACCGGCTCTGGATCGGTTCCCAGTTGGAGCGGCTGGTGGTCAATTTCAGCTCGCCGATCCACTGCGGATAGGCTGCTTCTACCAGCATCCGAGTATTGCTGATGCCGTCATCCAGCCATGCGTCCGCCTTTGCATTGGCTTCACGCTGGCCGGTGCGGCCGGGCTTTGAGCTGGTAAAGGATCTGCGCACACCATTCTTTTGGACGTTGATCTGCCAGCGCTGCTGATTCGGCAGCCAGGCTGCCGTGTTGGTTCGTTTTCCCATAAAATGCACCTCCACAGATACACTTTGACAAGCCTGCCCGGAGGTGGTACAATACAACTGCTGGATTGGATTGTTCATTGGATTGTTCCTCGTGAGCAAGCCATTCTTTGACGCCCTGCCGGTTGCCGCCGGTGGGGCGTTTTTTATTCAAAAATCAGGATGCCTTCCGGCCTTCGCTCTTGCCGGAAGAGATATAGTGCTCATAGTATTTCTGGTTATCTTCGCCAAAAGCGGCAACCAGATCAGGATTGTTTGCTTTGTAGGCAGCAAGGTTAAATGCACTGCTGCCCTGACGGCCTTCCTTCATGCCGCTGTTTACGAAATGCTCCAGATACTTCCACTGGTTATCCCCGAACAGGGCAGCCAGATCGGCGTTGTGCTCTTTGTAATACTGATAATCGTAAACAGGGGCGTATTTGCTGGTCAGCACATAGTAAGGCTGATTCGTCGGGTCGCTTCTGAAGTGACCAGAATACAGGGCTTTTTGATTGACAGTCTCTTTACTTCCATCCATATAGATGATATCCGCCTTGGTCACGGCAATCTCGTCGATCGTGCTGTTGTACCAAAGGCAATCCCATTCCACTGCTGCATTGTAAATTGCATTCTGGAGTTCGTCATCTGTCAGATAAGTAGTAGAATCCAGCTGACCCCGCGTCTTGGAATGGTCGATCACAGACAGAACGGAGGACGGAGTGTAGGAATCAGCATAATAGGCATTACCGTCCTTGTCCAAAAAGATTCTATGCCCGTTGCGCTCTTCTGCGCCAAAGTAATAATCCGTTGCAAGCTGCTGCTGTGCCTGGAACGGCCCAAAATCCCCCATGGACGCGGGAGAAGTCACCGTGTTTGCGACCGTTCGGTCGAATCTTGTCGGAGCAATCGGCCCTACTACCTGGGCCGTCACCGTCGAGCGGCCGCTGATCGTGCAGGAAGTTCTATCACCGACCGCATTAAGAGGAACCAACGTGAACGTAACGTATTTAATGGTTTTGTTTGAATTATTCCGGAAGCAGACCGTGGGGCTGACGCCGTCAAAAGCGTCGACCGTAAAATAGACGTCGGTGAGCTCGACCGCAGGCTTTGCCGCAAAGGCACCGCATGCGAGAATCGTCATCAGCGCCAGTGTAAAAACAACGCCTAAAAGCCTTTTTGCTGACTTTTTCATGATTCTCTCCTTTTTTCTGTTGAAAAAATCCCAGTTTTCTGCGATTTTTTCGTTTGTTTTCAGTTGTCAAAAGTTGTTGCAATTAACGCCAAACGGTTGTATAATATTCTTGAACATAAAACCGAATCGGAGGATTGCCACATGACACGACAAGATTACATCAATGCCATTTTGAAACTGCTGGAAAAAGCCGATTTCCGCCAGCTGCGGCTTGTGTGGGTGTACGCAAGCCACCTGATCGGATGAGCCGCCAGCCAACATGCGAGGGAAGCCTTTACGGGCTTTCCTCTTTTTTTTGCGTCAATTTTTCAGCCATGCGCTCCAACAGCTCCCAGTCCGCCGGGTCAAGCCCCGCCAGCATCTCCAAAAAGCGCTTTTTGAAAGTGCCGTCATCATCACGGATTACCTCATTGATAAAGTCCTCGATTTTTTCCGACTGGGCATCCTCACCTAGGCGCATCTCACCTTCACCAGTGCGGAGCCATTCTTCGCGGATGCCGAACTTATCGCAGATATCTTTAATAGTGCGGTCACTAGGGTCAACAACGTTTACTTCATAGCTGCCAACCGTATTGCGTTTAAGATTCAACCGGTCAGCAAACTCTTGTTGAGTCAGCTTTTCAGTTTTTCTGACCTCCTTAATTCGTTCGCCTATCGTCATTTTAGTCACCCCCTTTGCCATCATTATAGCAGGTGCACGTTAAAGCGTCAAGGCCTTTTTGTTGGAAAAATCAACAAAACGCCTCTTGACAAATGTTGTTTAATGACTTATACTTGTCATGCAATCAACAAATTGCAACCCAGTCAACACGAAGGGAGGTAAAGAAGATGGATCACTCTCCCCGAACACCGGAAGAACAGGAGCAGCTTGACAAGAAGATGCTGGAGGAAACCAAGCGATACTATGCACGCCTTGACCTGAAATACAGTATTGCTTTCGCTCTGTCCATCATTGCGCTGCTCATCAACGTCATCAACCTTTTAAGGCTGTAGCAATGGCAACAAGCAAACTCAAAACCGACAAACCAAGAGCAATGTTGGCACGCCTTTCAGTCTTTGTGAAATGCTTTTGTTCTTCCAGAGCAACACGGCCACCAGCATTGATCTGGTAGGTATATTCCGGTTCTTCGTACTCATACCGGAACGCATCCTCATCTTCATATCGAAAGACCATATTCTTATCCGTCAGCCATTGCATGGTTTCAAAATTGACGGTCATACCGTACTTTCCCATCTGATAAATGGAAAGAGCTTCATCCTGATGCTCGTTCAGGAATTCCAGAACCTTCAATGTTTTCACATCCAGCATTTTTTACACTCCCTTCCGCTCAAGTATACCGCAGAAGGGAGCACGCCACAACCCACCCGATGATGGCCGCATGGCAGCGGCCGAAACCATTCCGGTGACGCCGCCGGGATGGTCGTGGGAGCCACCCACAGAAAGGAGTGCTTATTATGGCACGCAAGAGCAATTCCCTGAACCCCGCCATGTATGGCCTGACACAGCAGGACGTGGATCGTGTGATCCGCATCCACACCATGTGCAAGGACATGGACGAGGACGCATTCGAGCAGATGGAGACCGCTGCGGCGTCCATCAATCTGGTGGCCAGCCTGAAGAAGCTGGACAACCGCCCCGTGGCATGAAAGGAGAAACCACATGACAGACATCACCATAATCAACAAGGAGGTGAAGAAGATGAAGGACAGCAAAAAGCCCGGCTGGAAAGAACGGCTTTCCAACTGGACAACGGCAGAGTTGATGAGGCTTGCACTTTTCTTCCAGTGCATCGCACTGGTTTTTCAAATTGCCGCACTCATCCTAACAATTGTAAGATTAGCGTTATGAGCGCAGCCAAAAAGGACGCACCGCCAAAAAACGCGGCCGCAAGGGAAACCTTATAGCTTTTGAGAGCGAGCTCTCTATTCTTCTTGTTTTCCTCGGTTTGCTCTTTTTGGTCAGCTTCCATCATCTCTAACATTTTGCGAATATCTTCCGCGGAACCAAGTTGGGCGTTTGCCAATTTTTCCTTGCGAGCAATCGAATTTTGTATCATTCGATTTTCTTGCTCTTGTTGTTCCGCAAACTGCCTCATGACATCATGAACCTGCCAGGCACTGTTAAGATTATCGTAAAGACCCATACAACACGCCTCCCTTCCTCTTAAGTATACCGCAGAAGGGAGCCACCAACAAGGAGGTACACACTATGAACCGACTGACGAACCCCCGGTGCAGCGGCATCAAAGAGGGCTACTGGAGCCCAGCCAAGAAAGAAGAGCTTGTGCAGCGGCTGGCAGCTTATGAAAACACCGGCTGTACGCCGGAAGATATCCGAGAGTTGAAAGAATTCAAGAGCCGGCACGATGACCGGTTCCAGACTTTCAGCCCGGACTAAAAAGAGGAGACACACAGCCATGGAACGTTACATGATTTTGCTCAAACCCGGCGGGGAGGAGCTGATCGGCTTTTCCCTGCCGGTGTGCCAGACCTTGGCCGAGTTCTGGGCGCTGGAACTGGAAGCGTGAACGGCCACAACAAGCGCTGGGCAGAACAGCGCTGGGACAAACGCCAGCCGGAGCGGCTGGAACACATCTGCAAAAAGAAGGAGGATGAAAGCCATGAGAAAGCCAAGAAGCCCTTACCTGAAGCTGGCCCGCCTCATCGAGGACGAAGGGTTTGAGCACCGGGAGTTCGCCAAGCTGGTCGGCATGGGTGAAAGCACCCTGTCCACCCGCCTGAACCCGAAGCCGGAGCAAAAGAGCAATGAGTGGCGCCATTACGAGATCACCGCCATTTGCAGGGAGCTTCACATCCCGCAGGAGCAGATCGGAGAGTATTTCTTCCCGAAGGTTGAGAAAGGAGCATGAACATGAAGGCAAAACTTTACATCGACAGTGAGGACTCGACCATCAAGGTCAAAGGTGGTCCCAGCGACGTGCTGCATCTTCTGGTGTGCGCAATCGCCCAGATTCTGAAGAGCTATTTCCCGGACGATTTTGAGCGGCAGATGTGCTGGGCGTCTGGACTGCTCTACAACACGATCCGCGCGCTGAAAGAGGAGGACGACGATGAAGATTAAATCCACCGTCTGGCAGGTGCTGGCCGCCGGGAGTTTCGGCGCGGGCCTGCTGTACGCCCTGGGCATTGAGGGCACCGCGCAGGTGGGCGGCACGATCACCGACGGCGAGTTCACCACCGCCATGGTGCTCATTCTGGCAGCCCTTGCCCTGATGCGCATCAGCTTTGCCGTGCAGGACGCCGAGAAGAAAGCCGGCAAGAAGGTCCACAAGGAGCCCCAGAACACCGTCAAGGGCAAGCGGAAGGTGGGGTAAGCCCATGGCTGACTGCGTCAACAACGTCCCGTGGTACACCGTGTGGGACGCCAAGACCGGTGACCTGCTGGCCAGCGGCACGGCTGCCATGTGTGCCCGGCGGCTGGGCTACGCCAGCGCCAACAGTTTTGCCGCTTCCGTCTGCCACTGGCTCAAGGACGGCAGGCAGCACGTCAAGTACATCTACCAGCGGGAGCTCATCCCGCGCAGCGAGGTGGACAGCCTGCCCCGCAAACCAAAAAGGCCCGCCCGTGTTCGCAGCACGGACGAGCCCAAAGGGTGATGGTTTGAACGACTCCATCACCCCGAAGAATAACACACTTTGGAGGTTTTTACAAGCATGAAAGGTATTCTGATCGAACCGGGCCGCGCCCCGGAACCGGCAAATCTGCCGGACGCCCTCTCCGCTATGGAGGCCCGGCTTGGCGGCACGGTGGAGCATTACATCTTCCCGCGCACCCCGGCGGTGCTGTTCTTCCGCACGGCGGGCCAGCCGGTCAACCGTGTGGTGCGCGGCCAGCCCCTGTGCGGCACCATCTTCTGCTATGGCTGGCGTGGCGGCGACATCAAGCCGCTGTCCGGTGCCCTGCTCGCCGAGCTGCTGGACCGTCTGAAGGACACGGAGGTGCGGGTATGATGCCCTCCAAACTGGACGCAGCTGCAGCGCTGGAAAGCATGGACAGCATGGACACTCTGCAAAGCAAGCCCCTGACCACGATCCCGGATGAGATGCGCCCGGCGTTCGATTACTCCGGGCTGGACGAACAGACCGTGGATGACCTGCACTTTGCAGAAAAGGAGTACCAGCACGGCAAAAAGCTGGCCGAGCGCGGCCTTGTCCACATGGGTAATGCCATTGCTGCTGCCCATGATGCGCTGTGCGGAGTTGTCCAACAATTGGACAACTCCAAGCACGGCAACCGTGGCGATGATTCTTTCCGGGCATGGTGCTGTTCCATTGGCATCACCAAGTCAACCGCCTACAACCTGCTGCAGGTCTCTGCCCTGATGGACGGCAGCAGCCCCCGCCAGCGGGCCATTCTGGAAGCCCTGCCGCCGACCCTGCTGTATGCCGTGGCCAAGCCCAGCGCCCCGGCAGAGCTGGTGGCACAGGTCAAGAGCGGTGATATCACAACGCACAAGCAGTATCAGGAAGCCCTTGCCCAGATCAAGGCCGAGAAAGAGCGGGCCGATGCTGCCGAGGCTGAGCGGGACAAACTGCTGGGTGCCCAGAATCGGGCTGCTTGGGCGGAAAGCCACATCCAAGATGTCGAAGCCCAGCGGGATGCCGCCCTTGCGGATGTTCAGGGCCTGACCGAGCAGAACGCCAAGCTCCAGCAGAGCTACCACGATGCAGACGAGAGCCGCATTGCGGCCAACCTCCAGCGCCAGAAAGCCGAAGCTGAGCGCGACAGGGCCGAGGCCCGCGCCAAGGACGCGGAGAACCAACTGGCAGGCTCCCGGCAGGTGGCCGAGGCGGCCAAGCTCCGGGGCGACAAGCTCAAGGCCGAGAACGATGCGCTGAAAAGTCAGCCCATCACCGCCGTGGTGGACAAAGAGGAGACCCGGCGGCAGGCAAAAGAAATGGCCGACGCCATGAATGCCGAGTTGCAGGCAAAGCTGGACGCCGTCACCGGGGACGCAGAGCAGGACGTCCGGAACGCTTACGACAGCGTCCTGCTAGCCAGCCGCTCCATGCTGAACACCTGGCAGATGGTAAAGCCGCAGTTCTGCAAGCTGCCGCAGGAGCAGCGGGAAGCCGTCGCCAATCAGCTCATCCGTACACTGGGACAAATTCAAGGGGAGGTATCACAATGTCTGTAAAGATCACGGCGCTGGAAGCCGAGAACGTCAAGCGCATCAAGGCCGTTGCGCTCACCCCGTCGCCCACCGGGCTCACCCTCGTGGGCGGCAACAACAATCAGGGCAAGACCAGCGTGCTGGACGCGCTAGCGTGGGCGCTGGGCGGGGAGCGCTTCCGCCCCACTGCCGCACAGCGGGACGGGGCTATCGCTCCTGCTCACCTCAAGGTCACACTGTCCAACGGCGTGGTGGTGGAGCGCAAGGGCAAAAATGCCAGCCTGACCGTCACCGACCCCACGGGCCGCCGCAGCGGCCAGCAGCTGCTCAACGCCTTTGTGGAGCCGCTGGCCCTCGACCTGCCCCGCTTCATGGAAGCATCGGACAAGGAAAAGGCCGACATCCTGCTCCGGATCATCGGCGTGGGTACGGAACTGCACATCAAGGACATGGAGATCAAGTCCCTGTACGACAAGCGAACCTTCACCGGCCAGCTGGCCCAACAGAAAAAGCACTTTGCCGAGGAGCTGATCTCCTACCCGGATGCCCCGGAGGAGCCGGTCAGCGCTTCCGACCTCATCTGCCAGCAACAGGACATCCTTGCCCGCAACGGCGAGAACCAGCGCAAGCGGACGCAGCTGGCCCAGCTCTCGGATTTGCTTGAACGGCAGAAAAAGGTCGTTGCAGACCTTGAGTTTCAGCTGACTGGCGAAAAGCAGCGGCTGGCGACCATGCAGGCCGATGTAAAAATCGCCCAGACTGCTGCTGAAGATCTTCAGGACGAATCCACCGCCGAACTGGAAGCCTCCATCCGGAGCATCGAGGAGACCAACCAGAAGGTGCGCGCCAATCTGGAAAAATCCCGGGCCGAGGACGAAGCCGCCCAGTATGCCAGCGACTACGACAAGCTGACCGGCCAGATCGAGGACAAGCGTGCCGAGCGCATGGCCCTGCTGAACGGGGCCGACCTACCCCTGCCGGAGCTGAGCGTGGAAGACGGTGCTCTTACTTATAAAGGAAAGCACTGGCGGGATATGTCCGGCAGCGACCAGCTGCGGGTGGCCGCCGCCATCGTCCGCCGCCTGAACCCGGACTGCGGGTTTGTACTGCTGGACAAGCTGGAGCAGATGGACATGACCACCCTGACCGAGTTTGGCCGCTGGCTGGAAGCAGAGCACCTGCAGGCCATCGCCACCCGGGTCTCCACCGGCAGCGAGTGCCAGATCATCATTGAGGACGGCATGGTAAAGGATGCCGAGCCGCCTGTCACCGAAAAGCCCCAGCCCAGGAGCTGGACGAAAGGAGCGTTTTAAATGAGCAAGTATTCCGTGACCACCGGCGTGCAGACCGCGCCGGTCAAAACCGTGCTCTACGGCCCGGAGGGCATTGGCAAATCCACCTTTGCCTCCCATTTTCCGGATCCGGTGTTCATCGACACCGAGGGCGGCACCAAGCGGCTGAATGTGGCCCGCCTGCCCCAGCCCACCAGCTGGGCGATGCTGCTGGACGAGGTGGCCGAGGTGCGCAAGGGCAGTGTGCCCTGCGGCACGCTGGTCATCGACACCGCCGACTGGGCAGAGCGCCTGTGCATTCAGGCCGTGTGCGCCCGCGCCAAGGTGAACGGCATCGAGGATTTTGGCTACGGCAAGGGCTACACCTACGTCAAGGAAGAGTTTGCCAAGCTGCTGGACGCGCTGGAAGAGGTGCTCAACGCCGGGCACAATGTGGTGGTGCTGGCCCATGCCGCCATCACCAAATTCGAGCAGCCGGACGCCGTGGGCAACTACGACCGCTGGAGCATGAAGACCTCCAAACAGGTGGCCCCGCTGCTGCGGGAGTGGTGCGACATGCTGTTGTTCGCCAACTACAAGACCGTGGTGGAAAAGGCGGGCAGCAGTCCCAACGCCAAAAACAAGGCCAGCGGCGGCCGCCGGGTCATGTACACCACCCATCACCCCTGCTGGGACGCCAAGAACCGCTTTGGCCTGCCGGACGAAATGCCCTTTGATTATGCCGGCATTGCCGCCTGCATCTCCGGCACCACACCTGCGCCCGCACCGCAGCCGGAACCGCAGCCGCGCCCCCAGCCGAAGCCCCAGAGTGCGCCGGAAGAGGACATTCTGCCCAGCCCGGCGCCGCAGCCCCAGCCGCCCCGCGAGGAAGTGCCGCCCGCCCTGCTCACACCGGATCTGATCGCGCTGGGCGTACCGGAAAAGCTGGCTCCCCTGATGAGCGCCAACAACGTCACCCCGGAGGAGCTGCAGGCTGTGGTGGGCAAGCGGGGCTATTTCCCCGAGGATATGCCCATCCGGGACTATCCGGCCGATTTCGTAGAGGGCTGCCTGATCGCCGCATGGCCGCAGGTGCTGCAGATGGTTCTGGACAGCCGTGACCTGCCGTTTTAACGTACATTAAATAAAGGAGAAGCATTATGAACGAGATGAACAACGAAGGTTTCGCTTTGGGTTGGGATGACGAGTTTACCAACGAGCAGCAGGAATTCGTGCTGCTGCCGGAGGGCGAGTACCCCTTTGAAGTGACCCAGATGGAGCGTGCCCGCTATGAGGGCGGGGCCAAGCTGCCGCCCTGCTCCATGGCAAAACTGACCCTGCGCATTTATGGCGGGGCCAAGGGCGACACCACCGTGACCCACCGCCTGTACCTGCATACCAAGACCCAGGGTCTGCTGGGCGCGTTCTTTGAGAGCATCGGCCAGTGCAAGCGGGGCGAAACCTTCCGCCCCCGCTGGAACGAGGTGGTAGGTGCCAAGGGCATCTGCAAGCTGGGCGTCCGGGAGTACACCAAACAGAGCGGCCCTCACGCCGGTGAGACCGGCCAGAGCAACGAGGTGCAGCGCTTCCTGCCGCCGCCGGCACCCAAGGCGGCACCCTCGCAGGGCTGGACGCAGGGGGCATTCTGATGGGGCAGGAACTGAGACCCTACCAGCAGCAGGCCCGTGACCGCATCCACGCCGAGTGGGACGCCGGCCACACCCGCACCCTGCTGGTGCTGCCTACCGGCACCGGCAAAACCATTGTGTTTGCGTCGGTGGCTGCCGATCAGGTGCGTGCCGGCGACCGGGTGCTCATTCTGGCGCACCGGGGCGAGCTGCTGGAACAGGCTGCCGACAAGCTGCAGCGTTCCACCGGCCTTGTCAGCGCCGTGGAAAAGGCCGAATCCACCTGCCTGGACAGCTGGTTCCGGGTGGTGGTGGGCAGCGTGCAGACCCTGCAGCGCACCGCCCGGCTGGAACGCTTCCCGCAGGATTATTTCGGCACCATCATCATCGACGAGGCCCACCACGCCATCACCGACGGTTACCGCCGCATCCTGGACTACTTCAGCGGGGCCAAGGTGCTTGGCGTCACCGCCACGCCGGACCGCGGCGACATGCGCAATCTGGGCGAGGTGTTCGACAGCCTGGCCTTTGAGTACAAGCTGACCGACGCCATCAAGGAGGGCTATCTGTGCAAGATCATGGCCCAGACCATCCCGCTGCAGCTGGATATTACATCCGTGACCATGAGCGGCGGCGACTACGCCGTGGGCGACCTAGGCACAGCCCTTGATCCGTATTTGGAGCAGATCGCCGCCGAAATGGCTCGGCGCTGCAAGAGCCGCAAAACGGTGGTGTTCCTGCCGCTGATCAAGACCAGCCAGAAGTTCCGGGACCTGCTGAACACCTACGGCTTCCGGGCTGCCGAGGTCAACGGCCAGAGCGACGACCGCAGGCAGGTGCTGGCCGACTTCGACGCCGGCAAATACAATGTGCTGTGCAACTCCATGCTGCTCACCGAGGGCTGGGACTGCCCCTCCGTGGACTGCGTGGTGGTGCTGCGGCCCACCAAGGTGCGCAGCCTGTACAGCCAGATGGTGGGGCGCGGCACCCGCCTTTCCCCGGGCAAGACCGACCTGCTGTTGCTGGATTTCCTGTGGATGACCGACAAGCACGAGCTGTGCCGCCCGGCAGACCTGGTCTGTGAGGACCGCACTGTGGCCCGCCAGATGACCGAGCATCTGGCCGAGACCGGCTGCCCGGAGGACATCGAGGAGGCCGCCGCCCAGGCCAGCGAGGACGTGGTGGCCCAGCGGGAAGAAGCCCTTGCCAAGCAGCTGGAAGAGCAGCGCCGTAAAAAGGCAAAACTGGTGGACCCGCTGCAGTACGAAATGAGCATTCAGGCCGAAGATCTGGCCGGGTATGTGCCCGCCTTTGGCTGGGAGGCCGGTCCGCCCAGCGAGCAACAGACCGCCGCGCTGGAAAAGCTGGGCATCCTGCCGGACGCAGTGGAATCCGCCGGCAAGGCCGCCCTGCTGCTGGACCGCCTGAACAAGCGCCGGGACGAGGGCCTGACCACGCCCAAACAGATCCGCTGTCTGGAAAAGTACGGGTTCCAGCATGTGGGCACCTGGAGCTTTGAGGCCGCCCGCCACATGATCGATCGCATAGCGGCTCAGGGCTGGCGCGGCGTGCCCAAGGGCGTGAACCCCCGCACCTATACCCCCGCTGCGGAGCCGCCTGCTGCAGACAGTCCTTTTGATTTTGGATGGTAACGTGAATGGACAATGCGAATGAACTCAAAGAAGCGCTGGATTTTCTCAGCCCGTCCGCCCTGACCTACGACGAATGGATCCTGGTGGGCATGGGCCTGAAGGAAGCCGGCCTGCCCGTGGAAGCATGGGAGCAGTGGAGCGCCCGGGACGGGGGCCGCTACCACAAAGGCGAGTGCGCCAAGAAGTGGGCCAGTTTCCACGGCGGCGGGGGCAGCCCCGTCACGGCCAGCAGTATCTTTCAGCTGGCCTATTCCAGCGGATGGAGAGGCCCTGCCGGCCATGCACTGGACTGGAACGACGACATCTCCGCCGGGACGAACCACACAGACGGCCAGCTGGTAGACCCCCGTTGGGTGGAAGCCCACGATCTCGCCCTGCCGGAACAGTGGGACCCTGTGGACCAGCTCAGGCGCTACCTGCAGGCCCTGTTTGAAGAGGACGAGTATGTGGCCTATGTCACCGAGAGTTTCATGGCCGACGACAAACGCCGCCCGGCCAAGGGCAGCTGGACCCGCACCGCCGGGCAGCTCCTTGCCGAACTGGGCACCTGCGGCGGGGATCTCGGCAAGGTGCTAGGCGACTGGGACCCGGAGGTGGGTGCCTGGATCTGCTTCAACCCCGTGGACGGCACAGGCCGCAAGGACGCCAACGTCACCGCCTACCGCTACGCCCTTGTGGAGTGCGATAACATGGAGCTGGGCAAGCAGCAGGCCATCATCAAGCAGCTGGAGCTGCCCTGCGCCGCGCTGGTGTACTCCGGCGGCAAGAGCGTCCACGCCATCGTCAAGGTGGACGCCCCGGACTATGCCGAGTACCGCAAGCGGGTGGATTACCTCTACGCTGCCTGCCAGAAAAACGGCCTGACCCTCGACCAGCAGAACCGCAACCCCAGCCGCCTGAGCCGGATGCCCGGCATCCTGCGCGGCGACAAGCGGCAGGTGCTTCTGGAGACCAATTTCGGCAAGAGCTGCTGGGACGAGTGGGTGGACTGGCTGGAAGCCGAGACCGACGACCTACCGGACACCGAGAACCTCGCCGCCGACTGGGAGCACCTGCCCCCGCTGGCAGACCCGCTCATCTTCGGGGTGCTGCGCAAAGGGCACAAGATGCTTCTGGCGGGCCCCAGCAAGGCCGGCAAGAGCTTTGCCCTCATCGAGCTGTGCATCGCCATTGCCGAGGGCAAGCCGTGGCTGGGCCAGTTCTCCTGCGCCCAGGGCAAGGTGCTGTACATCAATCTGGAGCTGGATCGGGCCTCCTGCCTGCACCGCTTCAAGGATGTGTACACCGCCATGGGCCTGCCGCCGGAGCACCTGAAAAACATTGACATCTGGAACCTGCGCGGTGCGTCCGTGCCCATGGACAAGCTGGCCCCCAAGCTCATCCGCCGGGCCCAGAAAAAGGGCTACATGGCCGTGGTGCTGGACCCCATTTATAAGGTAATCACCGGCGACGAGAACAGCGCCGACCAGATGGCCAAGTTCTGCAACCAGTTTGACCTTGTGTGCCGCGCACTGGACTGCGCCGTGATCTACTGCCATCACCACAGCAAAGGTGCCCAGGGCGGCAAGCGCAGCATGGACCGTGCGTCCGGTTCCGGCGTGTTCGCCCGTGACCCGGACGCCATGCTGGACATGACCGAGCTGGTGCCAACCGATGCTATCCGCCAGCAGCTGCACAACAAGGCCGCCTGCCGGGTCATCAAGGCCATGCTGGATAAGCGCGGCCATGCCGATGCCTACGGCCCGGACGATGCCCTCAGCCGCACCCGGATGCTGGCCATTGCTAAGGAAAAACTCGGCCTTGCCGACCTGCGCGCCATCGACGCAGAGGTGGCCGCCGCTGAGAAAAAGGCCGACGGCATGACCGCCTGGCGCATCGAGGGCACCCTGCGCGAGTTTGCCCGGTTCGACCCGGTCAACCTCTGGTTCGACTACCCCGTGCACAAGCTGGACACCGGCCTGCTGGAGGACCTGCAGCCGGACGGCGACGTTAAAGGCTTTGCGGCACGCGGCGCGGAAAAACGCTGGGGCAGCCGGGAGAAGCTGGCCAAGAACAAATCCGTGGAGCTGTCCACCGCCTACGAATCCTGCACGATGGACGGCAAGGTCACTGTCTACGCCATGGCCGAGTATATGGGCCTGAAGCCGGACACCGTGCGCCGCCGCCTGAAAGCGGACGGCGGTTACTGGGTAGATGGCGCGGACGTGGGACGCAAAGAACCCGGTTCCAACGGATGATTACAAATTGCAATATTTTGTTTTACGCAACGTACAAAAACAGTAAAATGCCCGCATAATCCGTCCGCGTCCGGCTTCCGGATTTCGGAAAATGCCGCATTTTCCTACGGATCCGGGACGGAAAATGCCTATATATAATAGCATAATCCGTCCGTGTGTGATGGGGATCCCGGAGGATGGGCGTACACAGCCCCATCCATCCGGGGAACCCTCCCCATCACGTTGGCCTGAACTGAAAAAAAGAAAAACGAGGTGAACCCCATGTACATGCAATTCTTCGTCCCCATGCAGCCGCCCACCACCACCCACAACGCAAAGCAGCTGCACGCCTACATGAAGGGCGGCAAGCCCTGCGCCGTGCTGCACGACAGCCCGGAACTCAAAGCCACCCGTGCCAAGCTCCATGCCCATCTGGCACCCCACGCCCCGGCAAAGCCCATCCCTGCCGGCAGACCGGTGCGCCTGCTGGTCAAGTGGTGCTTCCCCACCGAGGGCAAGCGCCGCAGCGGCGAGTGGCGCACCAGCAAACCCGACACCGACAACCTGGAAAAGGCTCTCAAGGACGAGATGACCCGCCTGCACTTCTGGGCGGATGACGCGCAGGTGTGCAGCGAGATCGTGGAGAAATTCTGGTCGGACCCCTGCGGGGTGTTCGTCCGGGTGGAGGAAGTCCGATGACCTACGAAGAGAAAAAAGCCTGGCTCTGGCGGTACCGGTCGGCCAAGCGGTTCGAGCGGCTGCGGCTGGACGAGCTGGCCACGCTGGAGGCCGAAGCCATGCACACCACCCAGCGCTATTCCGCCATGCCGGGCGGCGGCGGGGACGGTCAGGCGCTGCCCAGAGCCGTGGAGCGCATCGAGGAAGCAAAGCAGGCTGCTGAAGCACAATCCACTGTGTGCGACGCCATCCGTGCCGAGCTGATGGACGTGTTCAGCCAGCTGGACAACGAGGTGGATTTCATGATCCTGTTCCGCCGGTACGTCCTGCTGGAGGACTGGGACAAGATCGCCGTTTACGTCCGGTTGTCCCGCAGCCAGATGTTCCAGCATCACAGCGCCGCCGTCCGCCAGCTGGACATCAAAAGTCCGGAGCAAACCGGAGCGGACCGGACTTGATAACACTGTCAACCTCTGCTAAAATTTAAAATGCAATAGCCCGCAGGAAAGGTCCCTTACTCCCTTCCCCCTGCGGGCTTTGTGCTGCCCGGCTGCGACAGGGGAACAACCTTTACCGACCAACAGCCTGAATGTACCAGCCGGGCATCCTTTGCATATTTCTGGCCGTCCTCCGGGGCGGCTTTTGTTTTACCTGAACCATGAGAGGTGGTGACGTGTCCAACGAGAAGAATCTTATCCCGTTCAACAAGCGAACGGAGAGCGAACAGAGAGAGATCGCCCAGCAGGGCGGCATTGCGTCCGGCAAGGCACGCCGCCGCAAACGCAGCATGAAGGAAGCCGCCGACTATTACCTCAGCCTGCCGGAGACCGACCGCCGCAGCGTGAACGCCCTGCTGCGGGATGCTGTGGATCCGGAGGACATCGACAACCAGATGGCCGTGATCAAGGGCATCACCGCCCGTGCCAAGAAGGGCGACCCGCAGGCCGCCAACGTGCTGCTGAAGATGCTGGGCGAGGACAACCCGCCCGATGATACCGCCGCCGACACGCTGGAACGTGCCCGGGAGCTGCTGGGAGGTGTGGACAGTGCCATTGACTGAGTTCCAGCAGGAGTTCCTGCGCAACTGCAGCCACCGCTGGAACATCAAGACCGGGGCCACCCGCTCCGGCAAGACCTACCTGGACTGCGCCGTCACCATCCCGAAGCGCATCTGCGCGGTCCGGGACGAGGGCCTGCTGGTCATGCTGGGCAACACCCTGGGCACGCTGGAACGCAACGTGCTGGAGCCCATGCGGTCCCTTTGGGGGCCTGAGCTGGTGGGCGTCGTGCGCACCTCGGCTGCCGGCAATGTCGTGCAGCTGTTTGGCCGCAAGGTGTATGTGCTGGGCGCTGACAACAAAAAGCACATTGCCCGCATTCAGGGCGCTGCCTTCGAGTATGCCTACGGTGACGAGATCACCACCTGGGACGAGGGCGTCTTTCAGATGCTCAAGAGCCGCCTTTCCTGCCCGCACAGCCATTTTGACGGCACCTGCAACCCGGATAACCCCCAGCACTGGTTCAAGCGGTTCCTCGACAGTGATGCTGACATTTACTGTCAGGCCTACACCATCGACGACAACCCCACCCTGCCGCCGGAGTTCGTGGCGCAGCTGAAAAAAGAATATGCCGGCACGGTGTACTACAACCGGTTTATTCTCGGCCAGTGGGCAGCGGCAGGCGGCATCATCTACCGCCCGTTTGCGGACAGCATCGCCGCCGACGACAAGCGCTTCCTCTGGCCCGCAGACAAGCCCTGCAAGCCGTGGCGGGTGCACATCGGGGTGGACTTCGGCGGCAACGGCTCCTGGCACGCCTTCGTGGCCACCGGCATCCTGCCGTACTACGCGGGCGTCGTGGGGCTGGCTTCCGCCCGCATCGACCCGAAGAATCAGGATGCAGACTTCCTCGCCGCGCAGCTCATTGAGTTCTGCACCGCCGTGTTCGCACGGTACGGCGAGATCCACTATATTTTCTGCGACAGCGCCGAACAGACGCTAATCAACCACATCCGTGCCCGGCTGCGGGCCTGCCCGCTTTCCTGGCTGGCCGACCGGGTGCAGAACAGTGCCAAGATCCAGATTATCGACCGCATCCGCCTGACGTCCATCCTGATGGGCGGCGGGCGCTTTTGGTATATGCCGGAAGCCGCCACCCTGCGGGACGCCCTTGCCAGCGCCCTGTGGAGCCAGAAACACCCCGGCGTGGACGAGCGTCTGGACGACGGCACCACCGACATTGACACACTGGATGCGTTTGAATACACCATTGAACGCGACTACAGGAGACTGACTGCAAGATGAACGTTTCGGCCTTTATCGAATATCTGAACAAAACCAAACATCTGCAGTTGGATGCGGATTATTACGGCAACATTGAAGTCTGGCGGCAATGGTGGAAGGGCGATGTTCCCGACATCCACGACCAGAAGGAGGACGCCCCGGACGGCAGCGTCATTTCCCGGCGTCTGGCTTCCCTGCGGATGCCGAAACATGTCTGCGAGGACTGGGCAAACCTGCTGCTCAACGACAAGACCTCCTTCCAGATCGGCGACGCAAAGAGTGCCGCCTACCTGCTGGGCAGTGATGAGCAGCAGACCGGCGGCCTTTTGCGGCAGCTGCATTTCTGGGAGAATGCCAACAAGCTGGTGGAGCAGGCCTACTGGTCCGGCACCGGTGCTTTTGTGCTGAGTGTGGAAGGCCTGACGGTGGATGCCGCCGGGAACGCCCTGCCCTCGCCGCAGGGGCGCATTCAGCTGGACTATGACCCCGCCTGCTGCATCCTGCCCATCAGCGTGGAGCGGGGCGTGGTGACCGAGGCCGCCTTTGTGTCCGAGTGCGTGATGGGCGGTAAGCCCGCCGTCTATCTGCAGACCCACACCTGCAAGGGCGGCGAACGGACCATCACGAATGAATGGTTCGAGGTGATGGACGATGTTTCCGGCACGCCGAAATTTGCCAAGGCCAAGACCCCGCCGGGCATGGTGGAGCACATCACGGTCACCGGCGCGCCGGCATGGTTCAGCCTGTTCAGCCCGGCTGTCGCCAAAAACATCGACGGCGGCATGGGGCTGGGTATGAGCGTCTTTTCCGAGGCGCTGGACGCAGCCCAGATGGCGGATTACGCCTTTGACAACTACCGGCAGGACCTCCGCCTGGGCGGCAAGAAAATTTTCTATGACCGCTCCATGTGCAAAAAGTGGGTGGACAAGGACGGTGTGGAGCACGCTGTGCCGCCGGATGCCGTTCACCGCCAGATCTTCTACGAGCTGCCCGCACCGGAAGGCAGCATCGACCAGCCGGCCGCATGGCGGGAGTACAACCCCGACCTGCGCACCGAGGACAACCACCGGGCCGTGCAGGACGCTCTGGACATGATGAGCTTCAAGTGCGGGCTTGGCTGCCACCGCTACAGTTTTGAGCTGGGCAAGGTGGCCACCGCCACCGAGTACACCGGCAGCCGACAGGACCTTGTGCAGAACGCCAACAAAAACCAGATCCCCATTGAGACGGCACTGATCGGCATTCTGCGGGCCATCCTGTGGGCGGCAAAGAACCTGCTGGGTGCAGATGTGGACCCGGACACCAGCATCTCGGTCAACTGGGACGACAGCTACATTGTCAGCGAGCAGGAGCGCACCGCACAGCTGCGGGAGGACGCTCTGGCAGGGCTTGTGCCCCGCTGCCGGTATCTGTCCGCCCGGTATGGTCTGAGCGAGGACGAGGCCCACCAGTGGGCGGCAGAGGCCAAGGCTGACAGCCAGACCGATGAGCAGCTCACCTTCGGAGGTGCCTGATGCTGCCGCCGAGCTACCTCGATGCCATGCCGGATGCCTTTGTGCAGCTGGCGCAGCAGGTCGAGGATGAGATCTTACAGGATGTCGCCCGGCGCATCGGCAAAATGGGTACCCTCACCGAAACGGCCGACTGGCAGTTGTGGCGCTACCAGCAGACCGAGGCGGTGCGGGAGAACGTGGTCAAGCTGCTGGCAAAGTACAGCGGCAAGAGCGAAGCCACCATCCGCAGGCTGCTCAAAGAGGCTGCCACCGAAGCCATGGAGCGGGAAGATGCCATCTATTACCACTACAACCTCGAGCCCACACCCTTTGAAGAGAGCGCGGCCCTGAACAACCTGCTCAACGCCGGTGCCCGGCAGACCTGCGGCACATGGCGGAACCTCACGGCCACAACGGCCAACACCGTCTCCGGGGCCTTTGAGCGCACACTGGATGTCGCCTGGGGCAAGGTGGCCACAGGTGCCTTTGACTACAAAACCGCCGTCAAGCAGGCTGTGGACAGCCTTGCAGACGAGATGCCGGAGATCACTTACCCCAGCGGCCACACAGATTCGCTGGAAGTTGCGGCCCGCCGGGCGGTACTGACCGGTGTCAACCAGACCGCAGGCAAGCTGCAGGAAGCCCGCATGGACGAAATGAACGTGGAGTTTGTTGAGACCAGCGCCCACGGTGGTGCCCGCCCCAGTCACGCCGAGTGGCAGGGTCGGCGCTTCCATCGGGGCGGGGCTGTGGACTACCTGGGCAAGCATTACCCGGACTTTGAGCAGGCCACCGGCTACGGAACCGGCGCTGGGCTTTGCGGCTGGAACTGCCGCCACACCTTTTTTGCCGTATTCCCTGAGCTGGGCGACCCGCCCACCTGGACGGAGGAGAGCCTGCAGGAGCTGAACGCCCGGAACATCGAGTACAACGGCAAACTGTACACCCAGTACGAGGTCAACCAGATGCAGCGTGCCCGGGAGCGGAACGTGCGCAAATGGAAGAAGCGGTATCTGGCCGAGAGTGCCGCCGGGTCTGACACCACCGACAGCGCCGTGCGCCTGAAAGCAGCCCGCCAGAGCCTGAGCGAGTTTGCTAAGGCCACCGGCGGGCGGGTGGACAGTGCCCGTGTCAGCGTGCCGAAGTTTGGCAGGAGTGAAGCCAGCAGGGCGAATTGGGCGGCGAAGGACTATGAAAAGCAGCAGAAAGATGCTATAATCATAGAGAACCTTCGCACTGCTGCAAAGCTGCCGAAAGCTGCCGTTATCCATCTTGAACCGACCAAAATCAATGTAGACGCCTTGACCTTCGATGATGCTCACATCAACGCAGAGCGGGAGCATCGCGTCAGCGAAGAACAGGCAAAGCAATACATCCGAAATGCAAAGATTTCTGTCTCAGTTTGGAACGGTCAATTTGAACGGTATTATGGTACAGAAGGTGCCGCCTACGTAAATACAATAAAGCACGAAATCCGTACCGCATACAGCCGTGCTGAATTTGATGAAAACACCACTGCCTTGATTGAGGAGATGAAGAAAAATGGCATTCTTGGGTAATGTAGAGTATAGACCAGACAAGAACGGCACAGCGGCCAGTGTCAAGTGTCCACTGGTAGATGATTGGATTGAACCCGGCGATTGTCAATCTAATCAAGGCGTTATCGACCGCTGTATTCCTGCCCGGTTCAAGGTAAAGCAGAACTGGAAGAAGATCTGCGAAGCCTGCCCCTTCCGCGATTACTAACCACCATCCACCCGGACGGTGGTTTTCTTTTACCCATTTTTCAGGAGGCACACTATGGTTACTACGGTTCTTGTTGTTTTGACGATCCTTGCGCTGCTTGAGATCGTTCTGCTGAACGGTGCCCGGCTGTTCTTCATGATTGCATCCGCCGTGCAGCAGGCGCAGGACGACAAATACACGCCGCACCCGCACCCCAAAAAGTAAGATTTTATTCACGGAAATGCCCCATTTTAACCACTGTATGCCATCAAAAAGGCACAACAGTGGTTTTTTCATGCCGTTTTAGCTCATGTTGGCAGAGCGCCGGTCTCCAAAACCGGAAGCGGCAGGTTCGATCCCTGCAAACGGTGCCATGTTCCCGACACAAATGTCGGGAGCAGCCATAGCGGCGGGCGGCGCGTACCCCGCCCACAACCGAACACGGACGGAGAACCGTGTCACCAAACCGAGGTTTTCCCCACAGAAAGGAGCTTTTCCACCATGAAACGTGAAGATGTGAAGAACAAGATCCCCGGCATTACCGAGGAACAGCTGAACTGGATCATGCAGGAGAACGGCAACGACGTCAACCGCGAAAAGGCCGCCGCCACTGCCCTGCAGGCCCAGCTGGACAACGCAAACGCCCAGCTCAAGACCGCCCAGGACGGCCTGAAAGCCTTTGAAGGCAAGAAGAAGCCCGAGGAGTACGAGGCCGAGCTGACCAAGCTGCAGGCGGACATGAAGGCCCAGGCGGACGGCTTTGCCTTTGACAGCGCCCTGAACACTGCCATCCTGGGCAAGAAGGGCCGCAGCGTCAAGGCGGTGCGTGCCCTGCTGGATCTGGACGCTCTGAAGGGCTCCAAGGACCGCAGCGCCGACATTGACAAGACTCTGGACGACGCTGCCAAGGCCAACCCCTGGGCCTTTGGTGAAGACGGTGCCGCCGGCGTGGCCGTGGTCTCTACCGGCGCTGAGCATGGCGCACCGCCCGCCAACGAATCCAATGGTGTGGAAGCCGCCTTTAAGTCCCTGAATCCCGAACTGAACCTGTAAAACGAAAGGAGTTCAACATGGCACATGCAAATCAGGAGCGGTATTCCGCTCTGGTAGACGCAAAGCTGCGGGCCACTCTGGTCACCCGTGACGGTGCGATCTTTAACACCCGCTACGAAGGCAACCCCAAGGCCGGCAAGGTGAAAATCCCTGTCCGTGATACTGAGGTGGCCGTCAAGGCATACGACAAGGCAAACGGCGTGGATGCCGATGCCGGCACCACCACCTATCTGGATCTGGACATCGACAACGACGAGGCTGTCAATGAGATCATCGACGGCTTTGACGCTGCATCCGTGCCCGACGGCATCACCGCCGAGCGTCTGGACAGCGCCGCCTACTCCATGGCCCTGTCCATCGACAAGAAGTCCATCGAGGCGCTGCAGAGTGCAACCGGTGCTACCATCAGCGCCACCAAGACCGCCTGCACCGCTTCCACCGCCTACAAAGAGGCTCTGGCCGCCAAGCGCACCCTGAGCCGCAACGGCGTGCCCCAGACCGGCCGCTTTATGATCGTCAGCCCTGAGTATCTGGAGATTCTCATGCAGGATGACAAGTTCATCAAGCAGGGTGACCTGTCCCAGCAGCTGGTGCAGACCGGTGCGGTGGGTCAGATCGCCGGCTTTGCGGTGTACGAATCCAACAACATGGACTTCGAGAACACCACCCGTGTCAGCACCAAGAAAACTACCACCGAGTTCATCTGCGGCCACCCCAACTGGTGCCACCGTGTGATGGAGTGGCAGACCCCCGTGCACCTGCAGGATCTGGGCGGCTCCGGCAAGTACATTGGCGCGTCCGCTGTGCAGGGCCGCAAGGTGTACGGCATCAAGGTGTCCAAGCCCAAGACCCTGTACATCAAGCGCATCGAGGCGTAAGGAGGGCCCCGCCCATGAACTACTGCACCTACCCGGAGTACCAGGCGGCGGGCGGCACGGTGAGTGAGCTGGCGTTCGGTGTGCTGTGCAGCCGGGCGTCCCGCCTCATCGACAGCGCTACCTTTGGCAAGGCGGAACCCCATGCCGCCGTGTGCGAGAGCTGCCGCCAGATGCTGGCGGATGCCTGCGCCCAGATCGTCGGCCTGCTGGCCGCTGCATCTGCGGCAGGTGCTGTGCCGGGTGCTGCCAGTGCCTCCAACGACGGCTACAGCGTCACCTTTGGCAGCAATGCAAGTGTGACCGCCGCCGCCCGGCAGGAAGCCTATGAGATCCTCCGCACTGTGCTGGGTAGTGACCCGCACGATCTGCTGTACAGGGGGTGCTTCTGATGCAGGGCACTGTGACCGTGGTAAACCTCATCCATGACACCGCCACCGAGACCGATACGCCTGTGTGCTGGTCCTTCCCTGGCTGCAGCTGGCGGGAATGCCGTTCCACCTCCGGCTCCGGCACCGCCAAGGACCCTGAGCGCACCACCCATGTGCGCATCCCGGCGGGGCTGTGCACGCATGGCTATCTGCCCTATGCACAGTGGGCGGCGCTGCCTGCGGCGGAAAAGGTAAAGCACTGGACGCTGAAACGCGGCTGGAAGCTGGTGCAGGGCGCGGTGCCCACCCTGACCGCCGCCGAGTACGCCCACCTCGAAAAAACGCACCTGTGCTGCACCGTGTCGGCCATCTCGGACAACCGGGAACCGCTGCTGCCGCACTGGCATGTGGAAGGGAGCTGAGACCATGAGCGCACCGGTCTTTGATTTTAAGATCACCTTCCGGCCCGGCCTGCAGGCCGACCTGGATGCAGGCTTTGCAAAAGTGCAGTATGCCTTTTCCCAGCATGTAGCCAAAACGGTTGACCCGTATGTGCCCTTTGACACCGGCATGCTGAAGAACAGCGTCAATCAGGCGTCGAAGTTCGACGAGGGCTTGCTAGTGTATAACACACCCTACGCCCGCAAGCAGTATTATCTGCATGAACAGGGCGCAGGCCTGCACGGCGACAACCGCCTGCGCGGCTCCTACTGGGGCCAGCGGGCCATTGCCGACCACAAGGACGAGCTGGTGAAGTTCGCCCACAACGCCGCAAAACAGTTCCTCGGAGGTGCAAAGTGAGCGAAGTACGACCCACCATTGCCGCGTTGCGGGCGTGGCTCAAGACCTGCCCGCTCATCGCGGAGGAGCAGGAGGCTACCGGCGCGGCCTTCCGTATCGCGGGGCTGGATGAGGACGCCACCGCCTTTTCCATCGAGGACAGCCCCGGTGACCCGGTGATCACCAAGTATTTCTCCGGCCGGGACATGGCAAAGAACTACCTCTTTTTGTCCCGCCGGGAGTACGGCGAGGCGGACGTGCTCACCGTGCAGAACAGCGGCTTTTTTGAGCAGCTCACCGACTGGGTGATGGCGCAAAACGACTGCCACCATCTCCCCGCGCTGGAAGCGCCCC